TAAGACTTCCTACCTTTCTTAGATTGATAGTATCTAGAAGTCTTACCTGGGTTCTTAGCCCGTCTTGGAGCCATATAGCCTCCTTTGTACAAGTTCTGGGTCTACTGTTGGGAGGATTCTACTTAATTTATCTAGTGGACTACCTTCATAGTCAACTCCTGTGATGTCATTAGTCTTAAGCCAATCACAGGCAGCTTTAAGATCTTGGGTAGAAGCCTCGCCACTTCTAACTCTTTTTAAGAATTCATCAGTAACGAGGTTATGTAAGTCATTAAACTTATCTTCTGTTGCCTTAGCCATAGTTATGGGGTATAAGTTTGTCTACCATTATCTACTACAGTTAAATTACCTAATCCAACTCTAGTAACTAAATCAGGATCAACTCCTAACTTAGGTTCACCTATTTTAGGTTGAGGTTGATATTTAGTTACATTAGCTATTTCAGCTGGTTCTAGCTTCTTAGCTTCTTTAACTTTAGCAGGTGTTGTTCTTGTTGCTTTCTTTCTAGGCATCTTCTTTCATACCAGGAAATAGATTCTTTTTAATTAATGCCACTGCCTTATCATCAATGGTATTATCTGTTGTATTAGCATAAGCTTCTAATAAAGATATAAGTAATTCTTTAACAGCTGTAGAGCTAATGAATGCCATGAGGATGGGCTTGATAATTAGGGTCATTTTTATAATAGGTTAGAATGGCCAGAGTTTCTTTTTCTCTGGTATAGTTGGTGGTGTTAAAGCTGCGATAGGTATGATGTCAGAGCACATGTGAGCTACTCTAGAACCAGGTCTAAATGTATAACCTTTGTCTTGTAGTTCTGCACATTTAAGACTTCTGACTAATTCATAATCTAATCTCATCTTTTCTTCTTGTCTTGCCGCTATACTGCGACATCTATTTAAAGATTCTTTATCTAGGGGTACCATGAAGTTAACTTGGAATCCCCAGTTTTCAGCTATAGTATATGTCTGCTGAGTCATTTCTTCATCGAATGGAGTAGTATGATTCCCCATATAAAATGGAGAGAATGTCATCGTACTTCCATTACAACTAATGTTAGGTCCGTAGTGCTGTCTAGACGGTGCTCCATTATTTTGGAACTGTACCGCCTGATTGGTTACATTACCAGTCGCTGCTGCTACAGGATTACTAACATTAGTTTCTTCAGGTTCTTCAGCTTTGACAGGTGCTATTGAGAGAAGACTGATAAGGAGACCGTAGTAGATGTAGTATCTATTTCTCGGTCTATTACTTCTACTGATAATACCTGACTTGCTGCTCTTGTTACTATTTCTAGTGAGAATGGATCTCCAGCTGTATGTAGAGTGAAGATTGAATCTGTGTCTACTAGACCTCCTGAAGATGCTGAGGTGTGGGTTATGTTTTCCCCAGACCACTTGTTTAAAGCTGATCCATAGGTTGTTGTAGTAATTTCTTCTACAATATTTTGAGTCGAAGTTGTTGTACTGTTCATCGAACCCTGGGTGAAGTTTGGGGTTACTAATTCTGCTCTTGCTACCGTGGGTGATGCCAGCAATAAGAGTATTAACCATTTCTTCATTGCTTTGGTTTGTCTTTATCGTTCTTTTTACTATTACCGTTTCCTGTAGATAAACCAAATGTTGCTAGTGCTCCAGTGAAGATACTGGCAGGAAAAGTGATGTCCCCACCTGGACTCTTCTTAAACATAGGTAGTTCTACATAATTTAAAGTAATAATAAAACCACTCCAAATGACTACTCCTAAACGGACCATAGCCCCAAGGATTACCATTTGTTCTTCATGGTCATCTACGTTTTCTTTGAGTTTTCCAAAGAATCCTTTTTCTTTTTTTGTCGCTGTTCCTTCCATTTATTTACTTTAGCTTGTAGTTGTTTTTGAACTTTCTTCTTAATTGGTTCAAATAAGGATTGGGTAACAGAAGTTGTAGCAACTGCCACTACTGCTGTAGTAACAGCTGTAATTACAACTGCTGTTTCTGGTAAAGGTACTTGAATATCTATTACTGGTATCGTTAGCTTAGGTTGAGCAGGTGTCTCTTCCTTACGATCCTCTCTAACCCTCTCAGGAGCCTCTCTATTGGACGGAGGCACCACGATAGGTGGATGTGATGGTACAAGGGCTGAAGGTGGCTTAAACTCGATTGTAGGCAGGTCTAAGGCTTTAGGAAGAGTAGCCCTCGGTAGATTTATACTACCAAGGTACGCCTGTGCCATGTGTTGGTGTTTTTTGGATGTTCACACCGTTTTCCACAGCAGCTTCAATGTTATCTACTGTACCAGCGTTGTTAGCATCTAGTTTTGCCTTAACCCAACCTAATACTACCTCTTCTGTAAGATCTGCATATGGTACAAGGGTATCAGGCTTAGGAAGATCTACTTCACCTGTAGCTCTGAAATTATAAGTACCATCAGCACCATTTACTCTGAAGATAACTTTGTTTACATACCCATCTGCTAGTTCGCGTTCGAGGGTGTTGACTTGCCAAGTTTTTGTTACTGTCATTTATTTATTCAGTTGCTGGTTTATCAGCGATTAGTTTTGCTTTATATGCATCTTTGACTGCTGTAGTCCAAGCTGCTGTTGCGATTGCAGATACTTCTGCAGGTTGACTACTAAGGTCAGTGTCAACAAGATTATCTGAAGCATCTAACGTACCAGGATGTAGTACATACCGTTCAAATGATCTTGTTAATTCATTACCGTCTTTAGTTATAACGGTTGCTTTACGGACTTGAACCGCTTTGTATTTACCTACGACTTCTATTTTGTCGTATTCTATTGCTTCACTTAAAGCCATGATTAGGAAAGCCCTCCGAGCTTAACAGGTTTACATTAGCTATAGTTTATAGACGTGCTAACGGTCTAGGTTGCGATATATTCATAGAATCCTATAAAATATTTCCCATTCATTGTATCATTGTCTGTACCTTTAACCCAAACACTACCTTGGCTTACTTCTATTACTGTAGAGTCTGCTGCACCATAAAAAGCCATGACAGCATCAGATCCAGCACCACTGGTTGGTACATCCACAAAGGTTGTACAGCCTCCACCTCTAATATAGGTTGCGTTTTTACTACTAAAAGGTAATCCTCCCACTTTATATGTCGCACCAGTAGCTACAGTACCTGCTCCAAAATACATAAAAAATTCAGCATGAACCCTATTACCAATTTTTGTATAATGACCACCTCTTAATGAGTAATTAGGATCACCACCACTACCATCATCAACACCTTGTGCCATTGCAGGTACAAAAGTTCCTTCTTCGTAGTCGTCTAACGTATTGCTAGAAATATTATTTCCATCAGTTGTATCTTCATCATAAGCACTGAACTGAACACCCTTAGTGGCAGCCATTTTGATGTTGCCTGAAAATTCGGCGTTACCATCGTGATTAAGTAATAATGTCTCAGACCAAGTTATATTATTCCCTGCTACACCAGCCGCGGCAGTTCTAAATCCCCATGTACCATTATATAGATATATATTTGCTGCTTTATCACCATGAATATATTCCCAAGAACCATCTGAATCTACATGTGCATTTTGACTGATTGATAGACTATTACCAGTACCAGCAGCAGTTTCAGAATAAAGATTGCCAGTAGCACCTAACCATATATTTGAAAGGCTTGCCCCAAAACCATGTGTTGTTCCACCTACACTTACATTCTTTGCAAAAATGGCATCTTGAGTTTCATTTAATGTCAACGCAGTTGTTAAAGTTCCTGCGTTACGAGTTTGAAGTTCTAATTTACCGTTAGTAGCTGAATCATTAGCTGTAAAGTTAGATCTAATAGTTGCTGCCGAAGATGTGTTACTACCTGTGTCTGTACTTTGAAAATATATAAGGCTATAGTCGTTACTTGCGTGTGTATTTTTTAAAGCTAAATTATAATTTCCTCCAGCAGTAGTTCCAGTTTGTGTTACAATTGTCTGTCCATTTAGCTTCACCCCAGAACTAAACGTTTCAAACTTGGCTGTTGAATCTCCTCCAAAATATAATTTACACCCTGCATCAAGAAAGTCAGCTAATTTGTCAGACTGGTTTGCTCCTTTGATTTCTACTCCAGCTCCTCTTATTAATAATTTACTTGAATAAAGAGTATCAATGTAATTATGCCCACTATAGTGGTAGAACTCAACGTCTCCTCCATCACCTATTATTAATTTAGAATTAGGTGAATCACCATCTATAAATACATCTCCTGCAAAAGTGGCGTTTTGGCTTGCATCCAACGACAACGCATCAGTACCACCAGTTGAAAAACTTAAAACATCTGATCCTGGGAAATGAATACCTGTATTAGTATCATCAACATTTGCATAAGTTGGATAAGCAGCACTTGATGTAGCTGATCTTATATATGCTCCTTTTTGTGATGCGGTTCCTTTGAATACATTTGCACTGGTTATAAATGAATTAGATGCTGTTGTTATCTCTAACTGTCCCGTTACCTTCGCACCAGAACCAGTCGTCTGAAAATGTGGAGTACCAGAACCATCGTGATGGAGGTCTACTGAGCCACCCGCATTAGCTACAATGCTTTGATTACCTGAAACTGCTTGTATTTTTATTTCATTACCAGCACTATTTCTAATAAGAAAATCACCAGTTGTATTTTCTATAAATGCATGATCTCCACCATGATAAATTTTTATATCTTCATCTGTACCTAAATTTATTTTCTCTGAATCTGTAAGGTACTGACTCCCATCAGATGAAAACCTTCCATCTACTATTGTTTCTTCACGATCTGCTAAAGAAGTAGCCGTAAAGGATGTTCTATATGTCATAATTAATAATTGTTAATATAGGTGAATTAATCTGTATCGACAGTTATGCTGCCCATTGTTTCTTGTGCTGTGAACCAACTAACACCTCTTTCACAACCAGTAGTATCAGTATCATCATGTGTTCTATTTATAAATAAATAAGTATTTTGATAAGCTGCTACTTGTACAGTATATTTTATTTTATTATTTGTACTGTCTGAAGAAACAATAGAACCAGGATTATGTAATAAACCATTAATTACCATAGTAGCTCCAGTTGTATCATTATCATCACCATGATATGCAATAACAGGAGCAACTAACATTGGAATTCTATTACTTCCTTCTATACCCTTATCTAGATTAGCACCTTTATTTACATAACCTGATGAAGCTACATCATTTGCTGTAGATCCTGAATTATGTACTGCAGAACCAGTATAATTATTAGTTATATAAGATGTAGATTGTACAACATTTGAACTATTTAAAACTTCAGCTTTAATTCTAAAAGTTAAAATATCATCAGGTGCATTTCCCTCAAAGAAAATTGTAGAATTTAAGAGTATTAAACTAGTTGATATTTGTGGACTTATTGTTACAGTTATAGGAGTATCATAGTAAGTTGAAAGAGTAAGATTACCTGAAATACTTCCTCCTGCAGCTGGAGTAGTTATACCACTAGATGTTATACCATAACTTTTAACATATACATTTGATTGTACATTAGATGTAGCCCACTCAGGAGCTGTTGCACCATTGTTAATTCTTAACTGTTGTCCAGCTGTACCTTTAGCTAATCTATTCCAAGTATCAGTACCTGTACCATAAATAAGATCTCCTTGAACTATAGATAAATCTATTTTTGGAGCTGTTACAGCATTATTAGCTATATGTACATCGTCAATACTTCCATCTACATATTGATCACTGTCAACTGAATTAGCAGACATATGAACTAGATCGATACTTCCGTCTACATATTGGTCACTGTCAACTGAATTAGCAGACATGTGAGCTAGATCTATACTTCCGTCTACATATTGATCACTATCTATTGAGTTAGCAGACATATGTTCAAGATCTATAGATCCAGCTTTATAATGTTCTGAATCAATAGCATCATCAGCTATCTTAGCACTAGTGACTGCATCATTATCAATAGTCCAAGTACTACCTGATACAACTATATCACCTTTATCTCCATTAGTAACTGCAGTACTTGTTACATTAGGTAACTCTTCTACTTTATATCTTATCTGATCAAAGCTTTTATTCAATGCTTCAGCTGTTATAGCACTACCAGCAGCGAATGTATTAGCAGCTGTACTGACACCTGTTGCTCTTTTGATTAGTACTTTATCTCCATCAGCTAGTAATCCAGCTTCAAAGGTGATAGTAGTATTACCACTAGTACCAGATAAAGTGTAATGTGTAACAGGTGTTTTCTTAGCGTATATACTAGCTGTTAATTGGCCACCTTCACCACCATCTAAATTAGTAAGAGATACATTAGGTGATGTTACATAATCTGATCCTACGTTTAAATTTGTATTATCTAATGCAGCACCTGAAGTAGCATGTCCATAGATTGATCCATCTATTCTACCACTATTGTTAGTATCTTGACCTACTGTTATCCATAGGTCTGGTGCAGTACCTCCTCCACCAGAAAATATTAATTTCTCAGCTGCATTTCTAGCTCTATTAGTGTAGCCAGCTCCAGAATCAGCTATTTCTATTGATTCTATTTTCTTTTTACTGATATATATTTCTAAATCTGATGTGTTTGCATAAGGAACAGTGACACCAGAAACCACTGTAGGAGTTCCACTAATTGTAATTGTTTGTTCTGTTGCCATTGTTATTTATACATGTTTAAAATGTTTGCAGTTTCTTGTGTCTTAAGTTGACGTTTAATTTTCTGTTTTCTTTGTGTTTCTATCTCTTCTTTAACATCAACTTCATTCATTATAGATGCCCAAGCAACTCTTCTTGCATCTCTAAATAAATTTTCTATTACTTTATTATGATAATAATCTCTAGGTTGGAAGTCAGCTCTTTGACCAGATGCTATATCTCTTTGCATTTGTTCCAGAGATGCTATGATCTTTTTATTCCTAGATAATTTATTTAGTTGTAGTTCTAAGTTTTGATCACCTATAGCTTTTTGAAACTTAGATCTAATTCTTGGTGAATCAGTTAAGTTAGTACCATCAGGACCATAATAAGTTGATTGTCTTAAATCATATCCACTATTAAATAAGAATGTTCTACCAGGACTAGGTGTGAAGTTAAAGTTAACAGGAGATAAAGCATTCCACATTCTAGTTATAGGATCATGATCTTTAATTGGTTTACCATTTAATAAATCATATTTAATAGGTAATGGCTCAGATGCTATTCTTTCAGTAAGTAAGTTTCTATTTCTTATAGCATCAAATATACCTGAATTTAATTCTCTTAAATGAGGAGTAAATAATTTACCTAATTCATTTCTGATACCAGATAAAGGTACGATATTATTAGCTAAGTTAGCAGCTATTCTATTAACTTGTCCAGGCTTACCTCCGACTAAATCAACGAATTGTTGCATACCAGCAAGATAAGACTTACTAGTTAAACCTTGAGCTATTAATAAACCCACTTTAAGTAAATTCTTTTCTGTCCATTCTGGACCCATTAATTGACTAGCATCACCAATATTAGCTATTGTTTGTAAGATTGATGAGAATGGTTCTATAGCTGTATGACTAAAGCTAACATCTCCAACAGTAATCTGATCTTGTTTATATCCAGCATCTAACCATGATTGTCTCTTTTGTCTATCAACTGGACCACTACCTGTTAATTCTCCTCTCATCCAAGCTTGAATTCCCATAAATACTAGAGCACTACCCATAGCTAATCTACCAGTTTGTAATGCCTTAGCATTAGCTAGTTCATCTGCATTAGTAATACCATACCTAGCAACATCGTCTAGATTATTAGGATTAGCCCATGCAATATCATTGAACTCTTTAACTAGGAAATTAAAGCCAGGTGTATGTTTAGCTGTTAGTTGTAATCCATTAATACCAGTTCTAGCAAATAAGAAGAAAGGTTTAGCCCATGGATTAGCTTGGAATACTTGGTTTAATCCAGATACAAATCCACTTAGTTCCTGAGTAAGAGTAACCTCTTGTCTAGCAAACTTAGTAGCTTTATCTATTATATTACCTTGACTATCAAATATTTCTCTATAGAAGTCTTCTTCATATACTCTAACTAAATCAGGAGTTATTTCACTATAAGCTGTTAAAGCACCTTTAGCTTGAGCATCCATAGCAGATCTTAATGCTCTTTCTCTCATCTTAGCTCTACCTAAGATATAAGCAAAAGAATCATCAGTAGCTGCCATTACTTTAGTTGAGTAGGTAAAGAAACTATTATTATTCATTGACCTAGCAAAGTTAGCTAGATTAAACCATACTCTATCTCCTGTTGTAGCTCCAGATTCAGGACTTTCAACCCATCTTCTTAGAACTTCCCAGTTATCATCTGCTCTAGTATATTCAGCAAATCTTGTTTTAACATTAGCAATATCACCACTCCAATAAGAATTTAATTTAGTTTTAAATAAAGTAAATGATTCTGGAATAGCTTCTATCATAGCATGTAGTTGAGATAACCCAGCTTTTAATGTAGCAGTATCTCCTGTAAATGGTAGGCGTATGGCTGCTCCAATCGTCTGTGACATCGGTCTAAGGAATGTGGCAGTACTTGTACCCATAATAGCTCTTACAGCAGTTTTAGGACCACTGAGGATGCTATGGATCATCATACCTTGAAGTTCTCTTATTAGAGCACCTGTTTGAGGTTTACCTTCAATCTCACCACCTTTGATCATTTTTCTAGCCCATGCATCAAAGTCATCAATAGAGTTAACGCTTTTCATTGATGAGAATGCTTCAAATAAAGCCATCAATAAATCTCCTTCTCCATTCTTATCAGCATCTCCAGCTATCTTTAAGATAGATTGTATGGATTCCCTAGTATCTTTCATATCAGCTGAAAGAGTTTCTTCTAGATATCTACGTTTACCAGCTCCTAATTCTCTAAAGTTCTGTGATTTAACAATCCTAGCTCTTTTAGTTTCAGTTAAAGCAGTTAACAGTGTATCTACTATCTGTTCTGCTGGTCCATCAATATCTGTTAAATCAGCAAAATCAGCTATCTCTCTACCAGCTATACCTAAATCTCTTAATTGTTGAAGTAATGTACCTACTATTAAATCAGTAACAACTACATTTCTACTGGTAAGTGTAGAAATCTGATCAGGAGTACCTGCATCATATATATCTGACGCATCAAATATTTCTTGTAAATATTCATCTGCAGACATGTCAGCGGCATTTCTGCCTTGTGTTATGCGTTGATGTGCTGCTATAGAATCTCCAAATACTTCTACTAATCTCTTTCTACTACCACCTACATCTCTTAATACTCTTTGATACTTTTCACTACTTAGTAGTTTCTGTAAAGTTTCATCAACTAGATCTTCACTAATGTCAGCTTCCCTAGCAATACGTTCTCTTTGTATTGGTGTAGTAACAGTACCAGCTGAACCTTCTTCAGCATCCCAGTTCTTTCTTATCTTCTTCTGATTCTCCCAAACAATAAAGGGATCAGTTTCAGATGTATGGGATGCCTGCCATGAATCAGCAATTGGTTTATTTTTACTACCTCTAAATCCAAATTCGTTACGTCTTACTTCTTGTATAGCTTTTCTGTTAGTTTGAAGATCAATACTTCGTTTCCTATCATTTACTACATCTCTTACTTTACGAGTACCTTTACCTAGTAGAATAGTAGCACCGTCAAATACAAGACCAATACCCATACCTTCTACTATATTCTTAAACTTCATCCATAAAGGATGGTCAGTATCTTTAGTAGTAAGAGGTGTATCTATAAGACCATATCTTTCTCTTAGCATACCAAGAGCATTATGTCCATCAGATTCCTGTGATACTAAATCAGATACTGCACCAATTCCAGCAGCTCTAACTAAACTATTAGCAGCTATTCCTGTTGTAGCTAATGCAGTTCTACCTAATGTTAATTTAGCAGTAGGTATAATAGCAGCAGCCATCGAACCAAAATGAACGACACCTCTAGCAAGATTACCCCACCATGTTTTAGTTACAATAGGATTAGAATACGACCCGAATGGATCCCATTCAGGTGTATAACTTCCTTTTTCTTTTTTCTCACGTTGCATTTCACCTGAGATCGCATCAGCTGTACGCTCAGGAAAGGTGGCTATAGAAGAAGCAGTATCTTGTAGACCTCCAGGTATAATACTAGAGAGTTCTTTTCCAATTGCCTTAGCATCCCACTTCTCTTTTTCTCTTGGATCATCTAGTTCAGCAGCTTCTTGTTGATCAGCTGCCTCTCTTTCCTGTCCTATAACATTTCTTTCTTGTTTCCTTGTTAAGGCTTCACCAGTAGGAGAATCCAAAAAGTCCTGTTTTATTTGATCTATGTCTAGTTCTGGATAGTCTTTTTGAAGTTGATCCAAATCTATATTTAATTCTGGTTCCATATTACCTTAGTAATTGTTATTTTGTAGGGAACATTTCTTCTTGTTCTTCTATTCTTTCAATGTATGCCTTCATATCTTCTTGTTGTTGTTTCTCTTTCTCTTTAGCTCTTTCGTCCATACCTTTATAGATACCAACAAATGGCCAGCCAACTCCTTTCCAATCAATACCAGTAGATTTAGAAAGATCTATCTGCTTTACTTCAGTTTGTACTGCAGGTAGTAATACGTCAAGTTGATTAAATGGTGAGTTTAAGAATTGATACTCAACTGTATTTTTTAGATTTTCTGAGTCTTTATCACCAGATAAAATACCCATTATTTGTAAAAATTCTTCTTGTTCTCCTCTAGATATATTAGTTAATCTAGTATTACTTGAATCAGTAGTACTTAAAGAATTAGCTTGATTAGCTTTGTATCTAATATTATGAATTGCTAATTCGTTTTGAAGATCTTCATCGAATAATCTATCACCATCTATACTTTCTCTTTCTAAGATTGTTTTAAGTTGATTACCTCGTATACCGAATATACCAAATTTAGCATCAGAAAGACCATGGAAACTTTCATCTGCAACTAATCCTCTAATTTCATCAACTGATAATTCAGATAGTGGTCTATCAAAACCTAATCTTTCTAATGGAGAAGCTAATGTTGAATCCATATTACCTACTAATAAACTATTAACATCATCTGTTTTTCTAGCTATTTTCAATACTTGATTAATATCATTACTGTTAATTGCTCTATGAACTGTTGAAGGAGTTGCACCTTTACCAGTAAAAGCAGTATGATTATTTAGTTCTTCTGATTCTATAGATTCAGATACTTTACCTTCACCTTTTTCACCTTTTTTAGGATCAACTCCTACTCTAGTTTCTATAAGAGAATGATATGTATGATCAGGATACTCGTTACTCATTAATATATATTCTAAAGGTGGCGGTGCTTTTCCTTCTAAATAGTCTTTACCTTGTTGAATAACTTCAGGTGTTTCTATAGGCCAAGGTTCTTTAATTGTTAAAGCATTAGGTGTTATTTTTATAAATGACTCAGTAGCTCTTGTTCTAAGTTGAAGATTTGTATCTATTGTATAAGGTACATGCTCTGTATAAACATCAGGGAGATCCCTTCCTTCGTCTACAGCATCCTTCATATCTGCCAGTATTTCATCAGTAGCTAGTTTTTTAGCTCCAGCTATCCCATGTTTATCTACATATTCTAAAACTTTAGCTTTCCATAGTTTTTCACTATTTCTGATAATATTATCTTTTAGTACTGTTTTAACTGTAGTAGCTTGTGTTACTTGTAAAACTTTATTAATACTAGGTAGTATATGACTGTTAAAGTCTTTAACATCCTTAGTAGTTACTAATGCTAATCTTTCTTTATGTTCTGATACTTTCTTAGTGTACTGTTTATATAACTCTGGATCATCTATATGTACTAACATAGTTTCTGAGTTAGGAATAGATACATTATTTTTTATAAGCTTATCTATATGCTCAGTTATATTTTCATCAGACATTTCTTCTAAAGTATCATATTTATCTATTGAGTTATCCATACTTCTCAACTCTTCTTTAGTAACAAATATACCTGAATCTTGCAATGTCTTTTCCATTTGAGTTAAGACATTATCCATATATTCATTATCTATTTTTACTCCATCAGCTTTATCTTGTAATAATTTAGCTATAGCTTCATCGTTAGCAGATGCCATTCCAGTTTTCTTTTTAGCTGCTAATTCTTTAAACTTAACTTTTCTAGCTTCATCTTCTAAATTAGCTAATTGCTTATCCCAGTAATCTAAATTACTCATTTGATTCATATAAACATCCTTACCACCACCTCTAGGAGAGATTAATCCTTCTCTAATTTGTGCTATATCTGAATCATCAAGTAAACCATTCTTTACTAAAAAATCTAAATCTTCTATAGCTATACGCCATCCTTTAGTATTATCTTTAGTACCATCTAAATTACCTTCATTAGTAAATACATGACCAGATTTAGGATTCTTTTTAGTTCCAACAAGGCAACTTAAACCATCTCCACCAGATACACATCCTAATAAATCTTGTCTTCTTCTAGTTATGTAGTCTTTTACAGAATTTTCAGCTAGTTTAGCAGTAGCAGCTAATCTAGTTTTTTTATCAACATCCTGCATTATTGGGAAAACTTTTCTATACTTAATACGTTTAGGAATATTTTCTAGTTGTGGTAATGATAAAAAAACAGCTCTATAATGACTTTTTAATCTTTTTACAATATCATTTCTTCCAGCTTCTGCAGCTGATTGTATTGTCCATCTACCATTTATAGGTCCACGATCCATGCCTTTTAAAAGTATTGGTTCACTTTCAGCTTGAATCATGAATCTACTATAATTTTCTTCTGTAAATCTAGCAGCACTACGATTATAACTTTTTATCTCATCTTGTATGTGAGATCCAGCTATAGCTGTTACTTGTCTATTTGTGACTTGTCCTTCATTATTTATGTAACTGTTAACAAAAGTATTTCTATCTTTTTCCATTCCTATTTCAGTTTCCTGAAGTTCACCTAAATACTTTTCTTCTTCAGCTTCTTTCTTTTTATTTTCTTCTACTTGTTTTGGAGGAATACCGTGATTACGATCATCAGGATCTCTACCCCATTTATCTGGTTGTTTTGGAATTGTATCTGGCTCTACCTCTTCACCTTTTTTATTACCTTCATCATATGCTTTAGAATCATCTTGAAACTCTTTCCATTTCTGATATTTTTTAGCTACTGTTATACCCTGACCAATTAAACCAGCTAATTGATTCATCTGTTTTGCTTTAACATCTTCTAATCTTCTAGCTTCAGCAATGGCTCTTTCAAAGTGTTGAGCCATTACTTTCTGATGTTCCTCTATAGCAGCGTTAGTCGTCTTAGCTGGATCAGCTTCTAGTTCTAACCAGTTAGTCTTACTAGTATTGAATAGTTCATTCATTAGTATACAACCTCCATGTCTACATCAATTTTACTATAGTCAACGGTTAGATAGTTATCACGTATACCAACAGCCATAGGATTAATTTTAGCTACGTCTTGTGCCATAGCACCACGATACCTAGTATTAGTAGGATCCTTCTTGTAAGTAAATTCATATATCTTATGTCCATCAGGAGATGTTTCAACATGTTCTATATCTTTTTTTAATCTTATATCAGAACCAGGTGGGAATGCAGATATTACACTTAAACCGAAACTAGCTGCATTCATAAACATACCCATAGTATCTCTAGGAGGCATATGTGTAGGAGGTCCAAATGTAGGAGGTAATCCTAAATTAGATCTATTCTTATCTAGTCTAGATGTAGTCATTCTATTAAGACCAACTAAAGCTCTTGTTTCTTCAACTCCATATAAATCATATAGTTTAGCATCTAAATCAGACTGTTTAGCCCAATACTTAGCCATTCTATTTGCTCTTCCAGCAGTTCTAGAACCAGTACCTTCGTCAACATATTGTTTACTATAATAATCTCTAGCTATGTCTTCTTTAGCTGCTAATGTTTTACCTCTAGCAGTATCTAGAGCACTCATAATATCAGAGTAATCTCTAGAGTAACCCATACCAGTTATAAACTTCCTGTTTTTATCCCAGGTAGCTTCTTTATTATAGTATTGGATACCATCAGCTTTAAACTGATAAAGACGTTCTTTTTGTTTTTCTCTGGCTGCAGCTCTTGCTCCAGCATTAGGATCTGCACACACGGCAAAACTCGATAAAGGTTAATTGATTGGGTCCAAACTTAATCTTTCTTAAAAACTTGAACCCTAAGAATTTAAGTAGTTTTAAATGTACTGTATTACGACAATCTACAACATTCCAGAGTAACGGTTCAGTTCGACCTTCAATGAATCGTTTAGCTTCTCTAGCAAATGTAATAGGGTAGTCATGAATAGCAGGTGTACATAACATCCAGATCTCTCCTCCAGATCCAACTCCAGCCATTCCGGCAGTCTTGCCGTTAGGCACCGTGAAGTGTACGTAGGATCGTTCCTGAGAGACTGAATGGGCATATACCATAGGATCTATCCCATGGCCCTCTTCGACCTCTCTACGGTCTTCTGGACGTAAATTAGAGGCCACCTCTATGGCAGCCTCCATTGTTAGTGGGTGAATGTATTTAGACACGTTTATAGTATTTAGTGGAATAGTCTCCTTCCCAGCTCATTGAGTGTAATGTAGCAGGTGTAGGACTAGTAGATTTTAATGTTATATCAACGTTCTTATTTCTTTCATAGACTGGTATAGTTTTAATAGTTTCTTCTAAGTATGGTGCATCACTAGCTTCATATAGGTTAGTATCTGTTGATTCGTAGATCTCAGTATATG